TTATTGGAATTGATTTGCCCAATTAACGACTGATTCAATACGATTTGCATTTTGTGTGGTTTTAATTTCAAAAAATCCTTTCCATCCGTTTGCGATGGATTGGTTTATTATTTCAATGGCGTTTTGTTCGTTGTTTGCAGAAAGGCGGACCAAATTTTCAAAAGAAATTTTTAATGACGTTTCAGTTTTGTAAACAAATTTATGTGATGTTTTTTTATAATCAATCCAATTTTGCCAGTGTACTAAAAAATTTTCACTAAAAACATTCTGTATTTCATTTCCTTTTATTTCCTTTCCTTTCCTTTCCTTTGTTGCACCGCTGTTCAACCGCTGTTCAACCGCAGTTGATTTTCTTTTTTCAGCAGATAATTTACCTTTGATTGAGTTATTGATTTTCAAATCGTTAACTCTGTCTAAGTTATTTAAAAGACGAATTGAAAAAAATGTGTCATCAACGATTTCAAACAACTCAAATTCCGAAATTACCGCCCTTATTTTTATTTCCTGCGATTGCATCTGCATTGCTAAAACAGGGATAATTTTTAAAGGTAAACGCCCTCCTGCATCAGCTAAATGTTCTATTAAGTACCAGTATATTCCGTAACCCTCCATGCCTAATTGCTGCCTCATAAAAAGTATTTTGACATCGTTGGCAGCGTTGTAATCGTGTGAAAAATAATAAGTGCTTTTTTTCATAAAATAAAAAAGGTCCGTACCGATAGCAGCAGCACGAACCCTTAGTGGTTGAAATTAATTTCTTCTCGGCTGCTATACGTGAAGAAATTGTAACTCTAAAATACAAAAAATTTTAGATTTCTGCCAATGATTTATCAACACATTTAACGATAATCTCAGATAGTGTTATATCAGTTTTTTTGGATCGTGAAAGCATATCATAAAACATTGATTCAGGAATATCTATCAGTATTTTTTTTGTGCTTTCATTATCCTTTTTTGATTTTGAAATTGAATGATTATAGTAATCTAAATGCCTGTAAACATTTAAATGCAAATTCTCCAGTTTATGCCTCATATCATCGTAAACATCTAAGTACTTATTAAACTCATCACGTGCGTTAATTACTGAGGAATGATGCCTACCAAATAAATAACCTAATTTCACAATCGTTAAATCCAAATTCCTATTATACAAAAGCAAATCATAAATAAACATCCTGCCAATTACATACTCTTTACTACGACTGCTTTTTACTATCGTTGATGGGTTTAAATCTAAGTAGTAACAGGCAATGTGAATTATATCCGATGCTGTGTAACTAAACGTATCATCTCTTTCTAATGGATGCCTCATATCATTTTAAGTTTAAGGCCATCACAGATTGAAGGACGTTGTTTAAAAAAGTTTTGATAGGTAGGATATTCAAGTACGAATAAACGAGAATAAAACGCTTTCATTTCGTTTGCGATTTTAAACCCTGATTCTGCTTTGGTCATAGTTTCCCATCTTACCCGGTTTATAATCATCTCTGATGAGTAATATGGACGCTTAGATTTAATTGCCTGAAATGCAAATTTTTTATACATCTCATAAATCTGTGGGTTTTTTTTGTGGTAATCAATCCTGTTTTTTAATGTCATTTTTTTAGAGTTAAATTGTTTATTGAGGTACTAAATTTATTACCTTTCTCGTTGCAAACAATCAGGGCAGGATGATGATTAGCGATAATGTAAACCCTTTCACCGCTCCTGCCATAAATTGTTTTTTTGTTAGTAGAGATAACATTGTTTATCAAATACATCTTTATCATATAAATAAAGATTTTTGTTTTTTTGTTTCAACTAATGATGATAGATTTTTAGATGCTAAATCATAATATGACTCTTTTAATTCAAAACCTATACCATATCTTTCCATTTTAACAGCTTGATAAACTTCTGATCCAATACCCATGAAAGGCGTTAAAATCTTATCGCCTTTATTTGAATACAATAATATTAATCTTTCAATTGTATCTAATTGTAAAGGGCAAATATGTTTTTCATCATTTGAATCTCTGCCATTTCTATAACCTTGCAAAGTATTGCCATAATCTATATCCATCCAAACTGGCGATGCAATTTTTTGCCATAAATCAACACTTAAATCTGTATTGGTAACAGGATCAATTCTTTCTCCATCTTTCCTAAAAATTAAAACATAATCAGGAATACCTACACGGCTCATAGTAGAATCTTTTTTTACTTGCTTATGTAGTAATCCTAATGCTTTTGTCCTTTGCATTTCTACTACAGGATCTTTCCAAATTGTAACCCTTGAATGATAAATAAATCCTTCATCTTCAAATGCCTTTAATATCATTCCGCTAAAATCTCTCAATCCAATAAATCCTTCTTTTCCTTTTTGAATAGGCAAATCCATACAATGTATAGCAACATTTCTACCGGACTTTATAACTCTGTATAGTTGTTTTATTAAGTATGAAAATTGCTGCATAAATTCATTGTAATTTTTTGAATTTCCCATATCCTCAATGTGTGATGAATAAGTATACAATTCAGCAAATGGAGGAGAAAAAACACTTAATCCAATACTCTCATCATCTAAATTTTCTATTAATTCAACACAATCGCCACGATGTATCTCATAGTATTCATTTATTACAGATTTAGTATCAAACTCAATCTTAGTTAATACATCATTATTAATTGTTGCATTCATAGCATCAGCCATTTCTTTTTGCATAGTTTCAAATTGTTTTTGTTTGTTATCAATTGATTGTTTTACATTTTTCATTGTGTCAGTTGTAATAAGATAAATGTTAACTTCATTCTTTTGACCAAATCTATAACTCCTACGAATTGCCTGATATAATCCTTCAAAACTGAAATCTAATGAGGCAAAGATTTGATTTCTGCAATTCTGATAATTTAAACCAAATTGAGCTATTTTAGTTTTTGTTATTAATACTCTAAATTTATTATCAGCAAAACCTAATAACATTTTTTCTTTATATTCTTGTGTATCATTCCCTTTAACTTCAATGGCATCAGGTATTAATGATTTTAGTAACTCACCTTCCTCATTTTGCTTTATCCATATAATAAAGTTTTCATCACTATTATTAACAATTTTTGCAACCTCATCCATACGCTCTACTTTTGTAAATCTTAACTCTGTATTAAAATTAGTTGCAGATATTATAGCATCGTTAAATAAACTACCATTATCACGCTTTGCTGTTTTAATTTCTTTCTCATATAAATTAAGTGATGGTAAATTATATCCTTCAACATTAAATCCAATATCCTGAGGCTTATTTAACATCACAGCCCACGATCCAATGAATTGATAAAATCTCTTAACAGCGTGTCCTTTTAATCTCCATTTTGCAGTTTCGCCTCCATCGTGAACAAAATACATAGCAAGCATCTCATTACGGCTCATAACATCCAAAAACTCTGAATGATTGCCTAATTCCATTGGATCATTTGGAGATGGCGTTGCTGTACAAGCTAACTTATATGGAGTATTTTTAAATGAATCAATAATCTGTTTTTTTGTTTCTCCTTCATAGTTTTTTAAAATTGAACTTTCATCTAATACAACACCTGAATACTTACTGCAATCAATATTATCTAATTGCTCATAATTTATGATTTCAATTAATTCAGTATTGATATTAAATTTTATAGCCTCATTTTGAGTTTGACCTTTTACGGCTAATGGAGCGAGAATTAAAACAGGTTTTTTTGTATGCTTTGCAACTTGATATGACCACTCCAGCTGCATTAAAGTTTTACCTAATCCACAATCTGCAAAAATTGCATATTTACCTGATTCTAATGCTCTTTTAACAATAAACTTTTGAAAATCAAATAAATTGTGATTTAATTGATCAACTATAAATCCTGATTGTGTGGTTGTTTTTTGTTTAGTTTTTAGAAATTCTTTATAATTTTTCATTTGCTTATAGTTGTTTTAACAGATGATGTAGATGATTTAGATGGTGGATAAATGCGTTTTAAAACACCATCCTCATCTAAGATTTCTATTCCCTCAACAGGCAGAGATTTTAAAAATATTTGCCTCTCTTTAATCTGTTCCTCTAATGCCATTTTTTTAACTACCATCTCATTATATTTATCATCCTCGCAAAAAGTATAGTCATACTTTACCCCTACCTCCGCTAACTCTATTCGTGTTCCTGTAGATGTTATATGATGGCTGCCATACTTTGCAATCTCATAGGATAGGTAATTATAATACTCAGGGTTTTCCTTTAATTGCTTAATGAAAAACTCCATTTTAGTAATAAATTCGTGAGTTTCAATGATCCGGCCATTCTCTAATAACTCATTAGTACAATTGGCTGCAATTTTAATTAACTCTGTTTTGTTGTAGTCTTTGGTGATTGTTGGTAACATATATTTTTGTTTTAGAATAATTGGTTAAATCGTTTCTTAAATTAACTATACCTCCGAGTTTTTCTATTTCCTGCGATTGCAGGTAGATTGTTACTGCTAATTTTTTGGTTTCGGCAGGGATTGTTTTTCTGCCTCTGTTGTCTTTTTTCATAAATTGATTAGTATTGATTCAATTTCTTTTGATAGTTTGTATTTATGTTTTACTTCGGCAATATTGCCATCATTACGCATATATGCCTCAACTTTTTTATATGCCTCCGTTCCCTTGTTCAACCAAGGCAATTCGTTTGGCTTTTCTTTGCCGTATGTAGCAGCGTTGGCATCATCATCTTCATCAATGTTTAAAGCCAAAACTGAGGCGATTGCGTACCTGCGCTGATATGTTATTGCGCTGCCTCTGCCCTGAGGGTCATCCTTTGCAGGTTTCATTGAATACTCACCTGCGATGTACTCCCCTGATTCGTGCATCAGGATTGTTGTTAGCCCATCGTTTCCTGTTGGGAATTGGCTAATCGATAAACCGCATTCTATTAACGGCTCATTGATTGCATCCAGTATGTTACTGAGCGATGCATAGGTTGATTTAAAGAAAGGGTTTTTTGCATCCTTTCTAATGGTGTCGCATTTGACGTGAAACGTCTGCAACGCTTTGGCGATTTCTTTGATTGATTCGCTTTTTTTCATTGTGTTGGTTTTTGGTTTAAATTGTATCTGCAAGGCAGCCGAGTAAGGCAATAGCCGTGCAAATGATGAATAAAATTATTTGCTGTTTGGTTGTGTAGTTGTGTTTCATTTTGTATTATGTATTGCGTTTCTTAATCCTATTATAATGCCAGTGTGAAAAAATGTAAGGAGGTGAACAGAATCAGTAATTAAAATTTGAGTTTCAATGTAGGCATCATTCTGTTTTAATTGAACGACGTTTTGTGGCATCTTTAATTTGAGTAAATCGGATTGCTCTTTTGTTAGTGCTAAAATACAGGTCATAGTTTTTGATTTTTTGGTTTATTGTTTTTGTTTTGTTACACAAAATAGAACAGATTTTCTTATTCACCAAATTTTTTTATACTTTTTTTTTAATTATTTTTTAGGTAACGCTAAAACCATTGAAAAGATTGAGTTATGTAAATAAAATATATTTGTTTACAGGCATAAAAAAACCCAAAGCATAGACATACTTCGGGTTAAACCAATCACAAAAACTTTTTTATATATCCTCCTGCTCAGGAAATATCTCCAAATATAACTCATTTATGCAACTATGAATAATTTGCAACGCCTTATATTTAGAATCCTGCAAAGTAATCATTTCATCTTTTGTAAATAGATTGCCATCTACTTCTGCCAATGAGTTTAGAACGTAACAGGCACTCACAATATATTCATGTGTGCTAGTAAATTCCATCGCCATTTCGTCACCTAGTTCGGTGATTTCATCAGTATTTTCACTCATAACGTTTTGCCTTTATAAATACGTTTATTGAAAAATTGATAGTCCTTTCCGTTATCATCTAAATTCACCCACGCAAAGCCGTGATTCCATTTGTTTAGAGGCATATAAGATGGGTGCAATTCCGAAAGGCAGCCGATTGACCAAGTTGTTGTTATCCTGCCATTCATATCGGTTTCGGTATGTTCACTCGTTGAATGGTTGTGTCCCTGAAACGCTGACACTTTACCCCTGAGATACAAACCCCTTGCCACGTTCACAGGTGCGGAAATTCCCCCGATATATTCGTGTCCGTGTATTCCGTTCAGGTCGTTCAATTTCATATACCTATTGGACGCTATTACGTCAATTCCTTTCTCACGTGCTTTGATTATATTGCTAAACTCAAAGTCCTCAATCCCTGCCAACTCCCCTGCTTTCATCATTAAAAAATGCTCGTATCGTGCCTCGTGGTTTCCTATCTTAAAATAAATTTTGCAGCCCAGTACCTTGTCTAAAATGTCAAAAAAGTTTTTTAGCGAATCTAACTCATATTTGAAGTCCCTTTTCTTTGGGTCTTTAATAAACCTGCTGAGTGTATGGCAGTCAATCGTGTCCCCATTTAACAGCACAGCATCAACGCTTTCTTTTTTCAATATCGTTAATGCCTCTGTAAGTGCCTCCAAATTGTGGTAAGGCAAATGTATGTCGGATAAAATACCAACCTTTTTATGTTTAGGGAAAATGTATGGCTCATAATTTGCCTCATCTGTTTCGGGCAGGTTATAAGGGTTGCGTGGACGTTCCTCAATGTGAAATTCCTGAATATCTTTTTTCATTTTTATTGTGCCTGTTTTTCCCTCAATTCTGCGCAGCCAATATCTTGCGTCCTCTACATTTTTATAAAGCAAAGGGTTATCGTTATAAACTATCCGTGCCAGTTTTGATGTTGGCATATCGGGGTTTTCCCTCCGATATTTTCTGCATAAATCAGTTTTCATAATATAGATTAATTTCGGCTTGTCTGCGATTTGTTAACCCTTTCAATTCAACTAATTTGCCATTAACACGTGCTTTATTCCATTTCATAAACTCATCACGTATTGTTGCATCGTTTGCGTTAACCTTAACCTTTTTGTACAATGTACTTTTTTTAAAAGCACCAACCCCTAAATTGTAAATAAAAGACAATAGCGCATCGCTTTGGTTTTGGTTTAAAGTCAACCCAATCAACGCTGATGATTTATTTTTTAACTCCCACATCAATAACATTTCTGCACCCTCCAAAGTTATCTTTTGCCCTTGCTCAACTTTTCTGCCATCGTTCCACATTGTACTGCCATAACCAATGGTCCATATACCGGCAGGGCATTTGTACGATGTTTTTTCAAAACCTTCAAACTGCTTAATTAAGTCGATGCACTTTTGCGATGGTATCATTTTTTGTTAGTTATGAAAAGGATATTTAAAATTGCAGAAATCGCTAAACAAATCAAAAGCCATTTAATCCATTCACTTTTGCGTTCAATTTTTTGGTTTGATAAATTGGATGATTGAACACAATTATCGTACAATAATTTGTATTGCTGAACGGCTGCGCTATCCTTAACGTATTTTGTAATCGTGTTGTATATTGTTTTTGTTTGCAGTGCAATCTTTTTATGCCCTCCACTTACCAAAACTCTTTTCGTAATGGTATCAAAAATTTTAACAGGGCTGCAATCAACAATAATAGAATCATATTCAATTTGTGTAATAGTATCTTTTGACGTTATTACAACAGGAAAATTCTTTGCGCAATACTCAGCTACCTTTAAAGGCGATTTCATTTCTGCTTTATGCAAATGTTTTAACGCTTGCTTTTCAAGGTTGCAACTGGATAAAAAAACCAATATAATTAGTAAATTTTTCATAATGATAAAGGGATGCGATTGCACCCCTTTTTTTTACTTTTCTTTTTTTAATAAAGTGCCTGTTGAATTGGTAAACAAATTTTTCAGGAGGTAAGCGATAGCAGTAGTTATCGCAGCCGTGCCAATGTGTTTCCAATCAAAAGTAAGCGAGCCAGTTTGTACTACATCGTAAACGATTGTTAGCACTGAGGTTAAAACTGCAACCGCTAAACCCTTTACAAAATCATTAAAATTCAAATTTAAAAAAGTGCTGTTCATAGTGTTTATTTTTCAAGTTTTGAAATACGTGTTTCGTGGTCCTTTACATCCGATTTTAATTGATCAATATCTTTGTTAACCGCAACATCACTCATCAATATACCTTGCACAATCCTTTCAAATCTATCTAAGCGTTTGATAAATTGATTTGATACAAACCCAATTAAAGCAATTACAATCGTGAGCAAAAAATTAGTTAGCATTGCAGTTGTCATATTTGATTTTTTCTAAGGGTAATTAATTCATCAATATCATAACTAACATATTGAATGTATTCAGGCAATTCATCATCCGAAATTTCAAAGGCATTTGGAAACGCACCAAAGATTGGATGCTCTTGCAAATCACCTTCATAATTGCTCAAATCAACAATCGTATAAGTGTTTGTATTTACCGAATTTATTTGCCTGATATGTTTCATGTTAGTTAGTATAATAAGTTAAAGTTAGCAATACTCCTGATGCTGTTGTCCCTGTTCCTAATTCGCATCTAATTTCGTAACCTGTACCTCCGCTATTTTTTCTAAATGCTGCCCTTTCTGTCAACGCTGTTAATGTTGTAAAACTTGAAAAGATTTTTATAAAAACAGGATAAATAAAAGTTGAATTTGCAGTCAACCCTGTTGGCTCAACTGGTGTGGGGCAATCACTTGGCAATGGAATTGTTACCTGAGAATTTGCTGATCCTACTGAGCCATAAACCAAAGAAATGTTTAATGTTACCATTTTACCTATTCTAGTCCATCTGTAAGTGTGTGATGCAATAGTTGGCGCAGTACCATTCCAAGTAGGTGAACCTGTATAAGTTCCAGATGTATCTTTAAAATAAATAGATTGAGCATTTGCCTGTTGAAAAGTTCCGTTTCCAACGATTGAATATGCAGGCAAAGATTTTTGTTGCAACAATGTTGTATCTGTTGTATTAAATTTTGTATTTACTAAATTAGTACGAGCGTAATTACTTAACATATTAGCAGTATCTAAAGGCGATATTCCCGTGCCCGCCATTATACCCGATTGTTGTGTAACGGTTAAAATTGCAGATGGAATTGAAGGGTGTGGGGATGTAGCTGGACTTGCTTTTATAACAACATTATCGTTACTTGTTGACCACATCAACTCCAAAGAATCATTACTACTAACCGCTATAACATAATTCCAAGCCGCTACAACAGGCGAAGCATTGGCACTACCTGTTAAAACTACTTTACCTGTTGTGCCGTCTATATTAACCCCATTTTTTCTTAGCCAAATGTCTGCAATCATATTTCCGCTCCCACCTGTTTTTTCTAATTGCAAAGAAAATTGAATGTTATAAATTCCAGCGTTTGCAATTTTTATTCTTGTATTATTTGAAATTGTAACTCCATTTGATAAATCTGTTACTCCTAATTTTACACCATAAGCAGTATTAATAGAAACTGCCGTTTGTGTTGTTGTATCTTGAAACGCTCCATAATA